ATGCTTAGATGCTGGTGGACGAACAATGGAAAAATCACCGTCGTATTTGTAGATGTCCATCATCATAGGTATAAACTGAGCAATGATATTCATGTCTGGGAAAAATTGCATTTCGTGACGTTCTGGTGGAAGTAGGTCAACCATTCGACCTGCAAACTGGTCTAACATCCAGTGAGTCTGTCCTTCATTGAAATGTCCAACAAACAGGATATTTTTGTATCCCTGAAACTTCAGTGCATTACAGAACATAGGTGCACGTGAGAAAGCTTCTTCTACCACGTTCATCTCTGCATTACGGAATCGTAGATACTTTCCGTTCACTTCTGAGTATAGGTTCAGTGTACCTACCATCCATCGAAGTAGAGCGTTCTTTTCAATTCCGGATACGGTTGCGTACTTTTCACTATCGACTAGGATAGTTTCGTCTTTGTGATTAAAAAACATTGGTTAGGGTCCCTTATAGATGTTTTGTATGTATGTTTCGAATTCCTCGATTTTTTCTAATCGATTCGGCCAAAGAATATACTCTTTCTCTGGATTGGTCTTGAGGTTAGTCAAGAGCGGTTGAATCGCATTAAAAAGGTTATCGAGTCGGGTTTGTGTCTCATCCACAGTGTCAGTGACAGTCTCTAGCTGTTGAAATGCTTCGAGTTCTGACTCATCTACGGCAGTGAAACCAAAATCAAATATATCTTTCATAGAGTTATTTATACTAAATAAGTTCGCATATAGGCAAAAGGAGTGTAAATATGCTAGATTTAGTACACATGGACAAACATGTCGAACACCTGAATGAAACATGGAAGTATCTATATGACGACGATCAATATGGATCGGACACGTGGCACATCATCAAAGAACCACCATACGAAGGTGACTGCGAGGACTATGCGCTGACACTACTGTGGTTGATGAGTGGAAAATCAATGGTCAACTTCTGGATCAATATCATCACAATGCAGGCACAGTTACGAAGGGTCAGTACGAAAAGAGGCGGGTTCCATGTCGTTCTCAAGGTAGGTGACCTATATGCAGACAACTGGACGCAAGAGTTCGTGACATGGGAAGAGATGGAAGAGAAGTGCGGTCACAAGAAGTACCTGTGGATGTATGACCCGATTCTTGTTATTTTAAAAATGTTTACATCTACGTTAAAAAAATCTTCAAGGGGGGTTGACAGAACCTAATTTATACTGTACAATATCCTAACCAAATGGGGGATATACTATATGAATATTTTTAGATTACACGATGATCCAGTTATTTCTGCACAGATGATGTGCGACAAACACGTAGTCAAGATGGTTACCGAATACGGTCAGCTACTGTCGACCGCACATCGTGTTCTTGACGGTACGGTTGAGCGTCGACCTTCCAAGTCCGGAAAACGCATGGTAGACCATTATATAGTCGATGGCGAAGCACGAGAAAATCTACTATATAAAGTGGCACATAAAAACCACCCATCCGCAATTTGGTGTCGCGAGAACCATAAGAACTACCGATGGTTGTACGATCACTTTGTCGCTTGTGCAAAAGAATACACCCACCGATATGGTCGTGTCCATGCAACCTATGAAAAACTATCTGGACTTCTTTGGTTCTCTCCCCGTAACATCAACCAAGTTGGACCAGAGACCGTCATGCCTCAGTGTATGCCAGACTACTGTAAGGATACAGTCGTTACCGAAGGGTATCGCAAGTACTACCGTGAAGAGAAGAAAACCTTTGCTAAGTGGACTAACCGTGAGGTTCCAAAATGGTTCCTAGGGATATAGGACTTTGGTTATTGAGAGGTATGTTGATTCTCTGGTTGAGTTTCTCCCAGAAAGCAGATGATGATCTGTTCGGAGTACTCACTAGTATCCGACGTTTCAATGAATGTAAAAGGATTGTACACTTGACAGCACCCTAGAATGTGTCGTATAATACACATTGTATATTTTATGAAACAACTTGAGAGTTATATTATGATGGATTATGAACAAGGACTAGGATATGCTTTGTCCTTTGCCAAAGAAACCCCTTTCGATGATGATGAGGGTGTGATCAACTCGATCTTAGAAAGTGTAAGTAAACATCGTCTACCAGAGAGTTCTTACTCTCCTTGGGAGAAGCTCGATTCTCTACTTGATGAAGAGAAGATATTGCGTACTAGCAAAACCCCTTGGGAAAGTGCTTGTAAGTTATATTCCTATCGTTACAATGTACGCATCCCTGATTCCATCATCTATGGTGATAAGAAAGCGAAACGAGCGTTGAATAACTTTTTAAAAGAAAATGAAAAAGCGGCAGAGTTATTATGATACACGGTTCAATGCGACATACTACTACTGGTAGAAAGAAAAGTTACAACGCTTGGTCTACCAAGAAGAAACCCACCCCCAGATTCCAACCTATGGAAGTAAAGAGTGAACCCTATCGAAGGGACACTCCAGTTTACAAATCTAACGATTCTGGTACTCACAGTACCCAAAAGAAAGAAAAAATGAACTACACCGGAACCCTAGTCAAGGGTATCGGAACCATGCACAAGTCCAACGCAATCCCCGTGATTGATGAACAACAGATGAAAGACCTTGCATCGATGAGGAGATGATGAGTAAAAGTTCTATTGAAGAAGACCAACGCGTAGCAAAGGTCGAAAGTCAAATCAGTCCGGAAGTCAAACAGGAGTTTGCCGGTAGTACGATGTCCAAAGCAGGAAGACTTGCTATGGAACTTAACGTTGAACGTAAACGTCTCAAACAAGAGATGGAGGAGCTTCAACTAGAAGTCGAAGACTTGAAACCGGCAACACCAACAGGTACCATTGATAGTTATGTCAAATGGGGCGCAACTGTGCTTGGTGTGACAGGGATTTTTGCTATTAGTGCGGGGTTCGTTATTACTGGTCAAATATGTTATGCCTCTGCGGCCTCTGCGTGGGTTTATGTTGGTCATTGTTGGAACGACAAAGCAATCATGATAGGGAGTTCCATATCAGGTACAGCAGTACTAATGAACCTAGTAGACACCCTAGTGACAATGTGACTAATTCACATAAAATAGTCATCTTTTTTTTCAAAATAAGTGTTGACATATGTTTCCAAAAGAAGTATAATACTTGTATTGAATTGATAGAGAGAGTTGATTATGTACTACGTTATGAAGAACTACAAAAACATGAGAGCGGCAGGTCCGTTCGAGACTTACCAAGACGCATATGATCACATGGAGTCGTATCCAAACCCATCTGCCTTGCATGTTTCTACTGCACGTGAGTTCACCAACTGTTCTGACTTCGCTGAAGTAGGTGAGACCATCCAGTTTACAAATGGTAAAGGTGTTCAAGAAGGTCAGGTGATGTTTGTTCACCGTGACTTACCTACGAGTGATCCACTACGTAACGCCGACTACTACAGCATTGCAACTGGTCCTAACCCAATGGACCGTCACTATCTGAACAGCAACATGATGAAGATGATGAAGGTTGTCAATCTTTCTGCTGGTCAACAACTTTCTATGGAGTTTTAATATGTCTGACTTATTCATGACCGTTTACAAGAACAAGACCGAGAACACCATGACTTACTACTACAGTCGCACGAAAGATGTGTTTGTAAGTAAGATGGAGTTCTTGGAACTCAATGGTGATGTCGACTGCATTGTTGTTGACGATACTCTGACTGCACAAGAAGTTGACGTTGTGTTCGGTGAAATCTACGGAGAAAAATATGAGTACGCTTAGTCTAGAAGAAGCGTGTCACTTCTTGTGGCGCGAAGAGATAACCGATTGGAATGGGGAGTCTATTCCCAACCACGTTTATATCAGTAAGGGCACAGACCTCATGGGGTATGTCGCTCGAAGTACTGGACGGATACAGATGTTCAACGCCCCCAAAAAGTCGTGGTCAGTATCCCGTCGTAAGTTCCGTAAGTTGAACAAGAAGGAAATAAAAAGTTATATTGATATGCAAAAATAGTCTAAAAAACTTCACCTTTTTTCAAAATAAGTGTTGACACATGTTTCCAAATCGTGTTATACTTACCCTGTAAGTTGAGATGAGAGAAAAACCAAATGATCAAACTGAAACCCGCAACTCCCCAGCGAATCGTCGAAGTTCTTTTCGGTAATGCTGTACTCTGGATGTTTGCCTACGCCGCGATGTCACTCGCTTCTGGTCACCCCGTTCAATCTTATATAGGATGAGTCGAATGAAATATAACAAATCTTCTGTCGATAAAGAGATAAAGAAAGACCCACGTATCAAGGGTAAAGAAGCAAAAGCAATTCATGCTTTACTGAAAGGGAGAACGAAATGAATAGCATAAATTCTGAACGGTTCGAAAAAATGTGGGAAGATTTGGTTCCCGCTATTGGTAATGCCTCCAGTCTCGCGGGTGAGATGATCCGCGCTGCGGGTCGTCTGCGTCACGACTTCTACAACAACGGGATGGGTAACAACACGTCCGGTGCACTGAATTTCTTACGTGAGAAGGGTGCGATCGACAAGGAGTTGCACGAGTACGTCCTACCCTACACGACGGGTCGACTCTATGAAGGTAGATATGAGAACGACTTGTTCCATGTTGCCATCGATCGCATCGTGGAAATAACTAGTCGGTTCATCGCGTTCAACCCTCAGTTGATTACCATTGAGAATACCGAAGATATGTTTGACTACTCTGAAGACGATCTAGATGAGACATGTCAAGAGTGTTCAGGTTATGGGTACGATGACTATGGTGATGAAGACTGTTACATGTGTGACGGTACTGGATTCGTTAGTCAATAGTTCGAGAGGGGAGCCGGTCTTGCGAAGATTCCGACTGACAGGTATGTGGACCACTCCCCTATTTTTTTCGTTCCATATACGAAAAAGTTATATGCTTATTCCAAAATATTCTAAAAATAATCCATTTATTTTCATTTGATGTGTTGACATCTGTTTCAAAAACAAGTATAATGTTTACATTGAATTGATAAAGAGAGAGTTGATTATGACTAATGAGAACTGGACAGACAACACAGAAACCAACGAAGACGCTACCTTCCTAACACAGGAAGAGTACGATGTCGCCATGAAAGTTATCCCAGTAGACATCAAAGACGTTAAGAATTTCCGTGCCGGTTTCGAACTGGTTGAGTATGAAGCGGGTACCGATCCGTTAGATGGTTTTTGTTTGATGGGTTTCGACGAAGTCGGAATGTTTTGTAAGAACCCTCGTTATGCATTTATTGGAGACGCAGCATGAATTTGATTGGTCAGAAAGTTGAAGGTAACTGGGGTGCCATGCATCCCATCTCATACGGTCTAATCGACCGTCAAGTTGGTAGCGACAGTGTCGAAATAAAATGGGAAGACGGTTATCGCCAGGAAATCCAAATCGATGAGATTCGCGAGTGTGGATATCGTAGTTCTAACGGTTCACCCATTGGTATCTTTTTTGGAGAAGTTGCATGATTGATTATATTTCTTGTACCGAAGACGGTTCTGAGATTCGTCTTTACGATGAACACGAGATGCGCCCTGTATGCGAATCGAACAACGTTGCTGAGTTGGTCAATGCATATTTGAAGTATGGTATTGCTCCTCAAGTGATGGGTTCCTCAGATTGGTTCGAGGCACCGTTTGCATCTGCTCGCGAGTACACCATGAAGAAAGTCTACAAACTAATCTAGGGAGAGACAATGCCTAAGATCGTCAAACTGAACTACGACCGGAAGGTCCGTTACATATTCGACAAGGACACCGAAGAGTGTGAGAGACTCGCTAACGAGGTCATGGACCACTACGGTCAGTTCCTAGAGACTCCACACGGTTGGTGGATGGATGACATCAAACGTTTTCAAAAGGTCTTGAGAGAGTGTGGTCTATCCGTCAGTGAGTTTCTTCGAGAGGAATTTGTGATGCCGCAGAAAAGTGTGCAAAAACCCAAATCGAAGGTGCGTAAAAGTGTCGTGACCAAAAAGAAGACTCCGGTCAAGAAAAAGACCCCTACCAAGAAAAAAACTACAAAAAACGCTTGACCGTCATCGCCAGTGTGGTATAATAGTTACCTAATTGATTGAGAGAGTGCGTTATGAATCCAGTAATTGTCCAAGGTCGCATCAAGAACAAGAAGAAAGTGGAATCTTACATCCATGCTCTCGCAAAGGAGTTGGGTATCCACCGACTCTACAGTAAAGTTCTTATGGTCAAATTCTCTACCAAACTTGATGGAGAAGCGCAAGGTCTGTGTTGGGGTGACCACAAGACTCATGCTGAGATATTTGTTGCAAAAACTAGTTGTGGTGACGAAATGTCTATGGAGTCTATGATGCAGACCCTAGCGCATGAAATGGTTCACGCTAAACAGTATCTCCGTCGTGAACTGTGTGGTTATAGTATGGCGTGGAAAGGTCGCAAACCTCGTAACTACAAATATGAGAATGCTCCTTGGGAGAAAGAAGCATACCGTCTCGAAGAAGAATTGTTCAATAAATGTTGGGAGAAATAGTATGAAAGGTTTAGGTGAATTACTACTAGTGGTTGCGGCAGTTTTGGTTTTTGTAGTCTATGCAGATGCGATGAGTAATGTTCTGGATATGCCAGATGTGCATGTTAGTAACTCCAGTCAGCAGTGTGTCAACGTTATCAACTACGCACCAGAGGATGATTACTCGTGTGAGAATCTTCCGGAAATCTACAACCAAGTATGGGTGAAATAATGGAACTAGTATACGATGTACTCGGTCTTGGATTATTTTCATTTCTTAGTTTGTTGTTATATGTCAACCTACACATGGAAGAAGAGAAGGCACTGGGAGAACACATCCCGTTGATGTGGGAAGAGGGTGGTTGGTTGAGAACTTTTTGGAATACCCTTATAGCAAATCGGTCTAAAAAATAATAAAAAAAGGGTTGACAATTCCGTCAGATTTGGTATAATGGTTACATAAATTGATGAGAGAGAGAGAAAATTGTTATGGCATATGTAAGTCAAGAAGATAAGAAAAAGTTAACCCCTGCGATCAAAGCAGTCCTCAAGAAGTACAACATGAAAGGTACTCTTGCCATTCGTCATCACAGCAGTTTAGTGTGTAACATCAAGAGTGGTGCTCTCGATATCATCGGAGCGTTACCTGTCGGTGAGTACGGTCCTCGCGACTACATTCAGGTCAATCCGTACTGGATTGCTGAAAACTACGACGACGAAAAGGTTGTTGCGTTCTTGACTGAATTGAAGGCTGCGATGGAAGGACCCGACTTCTTCTGTGAAGATGACAGCATGACTGACTACTTCCACCGAAGTCACTACATCGACATCAACGTCGGACAGTTCAACAAACCTTACCAGTTGGTGGCGTGATATGAATTTTCGAATGTGGTGTAACGAGATGTGGTTTACCCATTGTGATGAGGTCGAGACCTACACAGGTAAACGTCCGGACTACAAAGCAAAGGATTACTTTGCGAAGTATAAGTGGTTTCTGAAACGTGAATATTTACACGAAAAAGTTTCAAAAAAGAGTTGACATTGTTTGCCATTATGGTATAATGGTTACCTAAATTGATGAGAGAGATATATTATGTTCTATGCAAAACCTAAGTTGAATAACCATCACGACGCGCAGACCTTCGAGAACGTTGCATCTGCCGTTGCTTTCCTAAACGAGTACAATGAGATGGGTTCTGATAAAGACCCTGAGAATAAAGTTGCTAAGTTGCAAGCCGAAGATTGGTGGTTACTTGGTAAGTTGGTTGGTCCAGAAGGAACCGAATTCAAGAACAACAAGGTAGTGGAGGCAAAGTAATGACTGCATGGTATGCACGTGGTGAACTTGGTGAGGCGATCCGTGATTTGATGGATGCCTTTCTTGATGACTTCATAGACACTAACACCATAATCAAGACTCTGTCCGAGATGGGTTTGAGTCACGAAGAGATGATGGAAGTGTGTAACGAAGAACTTGAATTTCAACAAGCAACTTTTCACTAAGGAGTTAGTTATGGGTCTTATTGCAAACATTTATCGTACCGACCAATCCGACTGTTCGGGTGGTGGTATGAGTTCACGGTTCACTTCGGTGACCATCGTAAACGTCGAAGGTCCTTTCGAACCAACTGTAGGTCGCCCTGCGGTTGAGTTGGTCAAGGGTTATGTTGACGGAACTTGTTTTGTTCGTCCCACGTACCTAGGTGCAGAACGTCCTATGATGGGTGGTACATTCGTCTCCACGTCTGATAGTCGATTCCACCGAAAGGTCCGTGAGATCACCGGAGGGGATTTCTCTGGTGCGGTTCCTTTCCACGATCGGGTAGAATAATGAAGTACGCTGAGAATGTTGATGTTGCGGAATCCCCTAGTTACGAGATGTCCACCTATGTTCATAAGGTTGCACAGTTTCTAGGAATCTCTACCATGCCTGGCCACGTCGAGCTAGAATTCGTCAATGACCTAGGTACGTTCGCTGGACTAGTTGACGGCGATGAGGATCAAGTTGATATCTCTATCGCTGAGTACTTCGAAGGTAAACGGGTCGATGAGAAACAAATGAAAATCAACATTGCCCATGAGATGATTCATGCAGTGCAGATACTAAGCGGTCGATTGATTCATACTGGACTAACTCTGAATGAAGGTGTGATGTCCTATAAGTGGATATTCGATGGTCAAGAGTATGAGAATATGAAGTACTGTGATCAGCCATGGGAAAACGAGGCATATGACAATGAAGAAGAAATCTACCAAGCGATCGAATCCGGTCGCGAAGTATGCGCGGAAATTCAATCGCGCTTCTACCCACGTCGACCGTAAGAAGGAGTCGAAGAAACGAGGTCAATTGACCAAAGAAGAATTGTATCCAAATAATGGATTCTAACCACTTGACAAACCACTACATATGAGGTATAATATGTCCGTATCAAAAGAAATGCGTTATGCAATGATTCGTGCAGCTGCACTGAAGATTCAGAAACGTAGTAAAATTAGTAAGTCAAATGACCGTCTTACTAAAGAAGTAGTAGGTCTTGATCGTCAAGACTATAAGTCAGATGTACGATGGGGAGATGAGGAACGATTCGTCAATACTCACTTCTCCGATGTATATGAAGCAAACCAAAAAGAGGAATGGAACTAATGGCCGATATGCCTACAAACCTTATTGACTTAGGTCAATACCCCCGTAACGATGTTGATCTCATTGCCCGTGAGTATCTACGTTGTGCATACCTAGACACTCTTGACACATACGTCAAAGAGTTCGTGAGTCTTGATGAGGAAGATGATTCTCGCAAGAATGTTCTCGCTACACTTGAAGCATTCGAACACACCATTGCAATATTAGATGGTAACGAAGAGTTTCTTGAAGCAGTACACGCCGACTCCGGTGAAGAGGAGTCTGATGAGGACGAAGAGTTTGAACGATTCTAAGGAGGAATCTATGTTTAGTTATGAAAATATAGTTGATCAACTTCGATCAAACGTACTTCAGGTCACATTTAGTAAGGTCAACGGTGAGGAACGCATTATGCCATGTACTCTCCAGACAGACTATATGCCTGAACTGTCGGAGTCTAAGGTCAGTCAAGTGGATGACTTTTCTGTAAATAAGTCTGTGATTCGAGCATTCGCAATCGACAAGCAATCATGGCGGTCTTTCCGCGTTGATAATGTCCGTGCGATTGAGGTAATCAATGGATGAGACTACTGAAGAGAAATTCCTAACCAAGAAATCATTCTCTGCGATGATCGAGAGTTTCGTATTTCAAAACAAGATGACGTACATGGATTCTATTGTACATCTCTGTGAGAAGAACGGATTAGAACTGGAAGACATCAAGAAGTATCTGTCTCCCACTATCGTAGAACATCTAGAGAGTGAAGCACGTCAGTTGAATTTTCTGCCAAAGCAGAATACACTAGACGTATAAATAGTAATGCCCTTATGGGTAATCTCATACATTGTTTATATTTAAGTTTATATAAGGTAAAATATTATGTCTTTTGCAAATCTAAAGTCCAAGTCTATGGACATCTCAAAACTTGTCGCTGAAGCAAACGCTGCATCCGGTCAAGTATCTAACACCAACAAATACCAAGACGATCGCAAGTGGAAACCAACTGTTGATGAACAGGGTAATGGTTATGCCGTGATTCGTTTCCTTCCCGCTACCGAAGGTCAAGACCTACCGTGGGTCCGTTATTGGGACCACGCATTCAAGGGTCCAACCGGACAATGGTACATCGAACGTTCATTGACTACCCTAGGTCAGAACGACCCACTAGGTGAGTTGAACTCACGTCTGTGGAACTCAGGTATCGAAGAGGATAAGGAAACTGCACGTAAGCAGAAGCGTCGTCTACACTACGTTACTAACATCCAAGTTATTAACGACCCTTCGAACCCCGCCAACAATGGCAAGATGTTCATCTATGAGTTCGGTAAGAAAATCTTTGACAAGATTATGGACCAGATGCAACCAGAGTTTCCTGGCGAGACTCCAGTCAATCCGTTTGACTTCTGGGGAGGTGCGGACTTCGAACTGAAGATTCGTAACGTTGCGGGATACCGTAACTACGATAAGTCGGACTTCAAGTCACCTTCTCCGTTCTTGAATGCTGATGAGACTCAACTCGAAGCAGTTTACAACGGTCTATATGACCTGAACGAGTTCGTAGTTCCTAACTATCCTAACGCACACGATGCTAAATGGTTCAAGACCTATGATGAGTTGAAGAACAAGTTGGAGACTGTATTGGGTCTTGCGACTGGTGCTGGTGCAACCATCAAGAACGAGGCACTTGCGCAGACTGCTGAAGCGGCACCTATGCGTGAAGCGTCGGAACCGACTGTAGTATCTGCTCCTGCTGTTGAAGCTGCACCTGTGGTCGCAGCGGAAGCGGACGATACTCTCTCGTACTTCGCGCAGATGGCTGCCGAAGACTAAATTCCATTTCCTTTGGTTTTTGGGGGACCTTCGGGTCCCCTTTTTTATACCCTAGTACCCGCTATGAATGGGTCTGAATTGTCAAACGAATTCAGTGAAGAACTTACTAGACTAGTGTTATTACTGACATTGCTGGTGTTAGATGTTGGTGCGAACAATGCCGAACCGGAATTCCCTGAAAGTAGTTCATTGAGTGTTTGAGTACTCTGTGCAACTTGACCACCCTGTGTAGGTAATGCTTTAGCTATACCTTTAGCGATTGCATCACCGCCTGGCGTTCCCGTAACACTCTGAGCAGTCGATACCGCACCCCCCGATTTGCTTGCCTCTTGGAGAGACTTTGCAACACCTATGAGTTCACTCTCTTCACCCAACAACCATTGTGCGACTTGTGATGCGATATAGTCACCGCTCATCGCACCAAGTACACCACCTAAAAGACCACCGACACCTGTTCCCAAAAGAGGTACGATTGAACCAACTGTTGCTCCCGCGATAGTACCTAGAAGACCCCCACCTATACCACCAAGTGCGCCAGCGATCTGTGATATTTTTTGTTCTTTAGATAATTCATCGTTCGCCATTATCATACCAATCGAACCGGCTGAAATCATTGTACCTAGGACCGGAATCTTCAGTGCAGCTTTCAGGTTCTTGAATTGTGCGAGTTGTTTCAATAATCCTTTGGACTGTGTAGATGTGGGTGCCTTGACACTTTTTAGTGCTTCATCCATCTTATCAGCGGACATGAACTTTCCGTTCTGTCTCATTCCACCCTTGTCTACGGTGATGCCCTTATCTTTCAACTTGTCTAATTTTTTCTGACTCAGGTTAGATGCGGTCTTGTTATTCAGCTGAATTCTTTCTTGCTTGCTCATCGCCGGTGGTTTTACGGCTGATGCCGGAGTTTCTGGTTTGGTGAGTGCATTCTTCGTTATACTCTGCAAGGTCTTCCCTTTGACCGCTTGTGATACCATTATTGCCCCAACCTGAGAACTGCCCTGCGCATTATCTTGTAATGCGTCCATGTCACCTTCAACAAGAGCCTGTGCCGATTTCAGTGCTTGGGTAGTTCTTTCTTCTAGGGTTGACATCGCACCATCCATGATTTTAGGTATGTCTACACCTAGGGTGATTAAGTATTCGTTGAACTCTCCAACTCTGTCAGAGAACTCTTCACCGATGTTTCGTAATATCTCCATGTTCTCTTCAGTTGCCATCGCACCAGCGACAGCACCGATGAGTGCATACTTTTTACCGAACAACGAACCCAACGCACCGAACTTGACTATGTTGGCCCCCGCTGCTGCGAGTTCAGGGTTATCGGTAAGTGACATGATACCTTTACCGATACTGTCGGATAGTATGGCACCCATACCGAACACACCCGCTTTAGCAAGTATTCCTCTACCGAACAACTTGCCCATCACGTCGTCTTTGAATTTACCGGCTTTCTTACCTATGCCACCAGCAACACCAGAAGGGTTTTTAGTTCCCGCCTTGACTACAGGAGACTTTGACTTTTCTCTTTTCTTATCGTCACTTTCTTTCTTCTCGTGTTTACGAGTTTTTTCACGGTCCTTCTTTGACTCTTCTCTTTCTTTCTTTGACTCATCACGTTCAGAACGTTCTTCTGCACGGTCTTTGGCTCGTTGGGCACGTTCTTCTGCACGGTCTTTGGATTGTTCATTTCTTGAAGATTTATCATCGGCAAACCAACCCAAGAATGATATGTGCATTTGACTGATTGCTTGTTGTGTATCAAACGCACCTTTCCTCACAGCTCTGGACGTTACATCGGTCTGCGTCTCAATTTTTGTACCTAACGCATCATTTAGATGACGTAGGTCTCTATAGATTACTGGTGTTTTGTCTTCACGTGCCATGGGTTAGCCTTGTTGTTGTTTTGCCCTTTCGGTTTTTTCTTTGATGTCGTCTATCAACATCGTCAAGTAAATCTCTCTCTCCCAAGGTAACATACTTTCTACTTCTTCTAATGAATAATTGTAGTTGTTCAGTAGTTGGAAGTTCACTTGATAGTAGTTCACCAAATTATCATGGGAGAGGTTTACTAAAAAAAATCAGTTATACCTTCTAGTGTTTTTCCATTTTCATGACCACAAGAACTACATGAAAATACAGTCTCTTGTTTGATGGTCGGTATATTATTCACAAAGTCAGATAACCGTTCGAATTGTTCGGAGTTCATAGAATCCACAAAACGAACAACTTCTTCCCTAGGTTCGTCCCTAATGTCAAACCTTTCATCCTTTGTCATTATGATATCTATACACGACATCACCATTTCGAGTAGAGTTTCGGTCAGACTGTTATCTTCGAATATCATATCATTGTTCATAAAGTCGTGGTAAGTTGGGTACCGCATCTTTATTGATACATCATCCGTCAATTTTATGACCTTGTCCTTTACTATCTCTCCTTCGAGGAACACTTTATCTAACTCTACAGTAACCTCGTTTTGTGTGTTACAATCTTCGCAGTCCAATAATAGGGTCGCTGTTTCTCCTACGGACTTGGATCGAATCTTGGTGAACATGTAGTCGACATCAAATATAGTGAGTTCTTCTTTGATTCTTTCCTCTACACACGACTCGATGGTCCTTACAATAGAACGCATCATATCTTTTCGTTCTTGCGTCTCCATTGCAATCAATAGATTTTTCTGCTCCTTCACCAAGAAGGGACGGAAGGTAACCGACTGTCCGGAAGAAGGAATTGTTAGTTCGTAACTGGGTGTTGAGTTGATACTTGGTAATGCCATTATGTAATCCTATAATTAAAATATTGAGCCTAAACTCAGTTTGAAATCTGCTAGACCTCTTTCATCCTTTACGACTCTCCAGTTGGTATAAGCGAAAGTCACACTCATCTCTACTAAACCATTTGCTTCATTGCTTAGTTCGATACTGTTTATCGTAGTGGGAAACGCATCTATTAGTTCGACACTATAGATGGACGCTCCTAGTAGGTCGAAGTCGAAACTCAGTGGACCTAAGTCGAACCCCACCCTTGCGATTGGTTTTCTTAGTTGGTGAATCTTGATGACACCAGAGTAGTCTTCTTTATATCCGACTGCACCCTTATCCATCGTGTGACCGTCTTTTATTTCCTTTTCTTTTCTTTCTTGTGCTTCGACTTCTTCGGCCGTCGGTGGTTCACCGTCCGATTTCTGTTCTGGTATAGGTAATTTGGAATCCAGAGAAACCTCACCTATCATATGCTTTCGCCACGAGTCGAAGTACTTCTTGACTCCATAGTCGTTCAACACATAGAATGTCATCGTGACATCCTCTACTACGAACCCATTGACGATCTTCTCGTTGTAGATACCTATCTGTCTATCGATGGTCGAAATCTGTTTGCCCGGCATAGTCACACTTTTACACAAGAGGTTTCCTGTCCTCATGTCCATACCCGACAGTTTATTCTTCTGAGACGAGCCAACGCCTGTAGGAAGTTCTACTGAGTACTGGTTGGAAAATGCCATACCGTTCTTAGATATGAGACTACCCTTTAGTTGTTCTATTCCCGCCATCGATTAATCGCCTATCATTTTTTTAGAGTCGTAGTATACCTTCTTAGAGTTCGCCTTACGGAAGTCTGCGGTCGGTAGGAATGTAGCAATCTCCCACTCAGGTGCTGGCACCAATGCGAACTTACTCTGCACGTGTTCATTTAGATAGTGTTTGAAACACGGTTCGAAGTACTTCAACTTACTTGTCTTGACCAACAACTCATACGACATCTTGAATCGTGTAGAGTCATTGAACTTGGTGTTCGTCGTGATATCCATCAACGCGTCCAACATCTTCGCACGTAGGATAGGTGGAAGGTAGTGTAGGTTCAAACCATAGAACCCACCTTCTGCCGGACCTACCACTACGACCAGTGGAAACGCATCATAGTATGGTAACGTATCTTTGTGCTTAGGATCATAGAAGAACATGTACATACTGCCGACGATTTCTTGACTCGTTTGTTTCAACGGGTCTTCCTTCATTAGTTCAGTACGTTTGATACTGCGCATGTTCTTGATCTTGTTTCGGAACCAATTGCGCGATTCCTTGGTGCGAGGTGTGATACCCGCACGGAACGCTTGTAGTTCTAGACGTTGAAATATGTTAGACATGTCGCTACCGTAAAAAATTCGTACTTCTATTTATACTCATTTTTTCTTTTTTCTGAACGGAGGTAGTTTCTTCAGTGGTTTCTTGGTACGCATACGTTGGGTAGACTTGGGCATGATACCCATTGCGGTGAGTTCGTTCTCTGTCCATATCTCAAAGTGGTACCCCCTATCCTTCGCGTATTCAGATGCGGCCTTCCACTTGGACTGATTTTTGATGTACGTCATACCCTCGTTCAATAGAGTGTGACGGGACTTCCCCTGTTTACGTTCAGGACGTAGAGTCTGCTTGTGAGGTTTGACTTCTACCAATACAACCCGACCCGACTTGTACTTGATAACGAAGTCCATGAAGTATCGATGGGCCCTGTTGTCGGTCTCACAGATGTAGGGGATGATCAACTCTTCGGACATCCATTGTTCTATGTCCAGATTCTCATCACACCATTTCATAACATGTCGTTCCCAACCCGAACGGTAGACGACATTGTCCACATCCCCAGCATACTTGGCTGGGTTCTTGGGTTTGTATCGTCCCTTATAGGTCTTCACGTTGCAATAATACCATGTGGTTCATTCTATCACTTGCCGGGTAGGTGAACTCGTTAATTTTATTGTATGTGAAATCTGGTTTGGATAGAAAATGGTGTATCAATCGTTTAGGGTAGATACCTAGACTAGCAGACATGCACCCAACATAGTCATCTATAAGGATGTACTTAGGTTTCGCTGCATTGGATAGGTTCAGGTCCCTTGACATACCGTCAGTCCTATGGTCACCATCAACGAATATCATGTCATATTCCGATAGGGATGCGGGATCAATATCGTGAGAACTCATGTGAGTGAACTGGAACCTGTCAGGATACATCTCCTTGAGTTTCTCAGCGTTCACCAACGTGTGTTCGTATTGACCTATGTCCACGGAATGGTAGTTCAATGAAGGGTTTATGTTCAAGAATGTGTATGCACTGTGTCCGTAATTGAACCCAATCTCGAATATGTTTTTAGAACGTGTAAGTTTCAAGATGGTGTGTATCATACGACAGGTCGATTCGTCTGGTAGAATATGACCTTCTTCATATGTCCATCCTTCTTTAAGGAACTTGCATTCGTCTATTAGATTCATTTTATATCTTCGTTGGTTGTGTATAAATAGTCAAACAGTATTTATAAACATAGGTCGAGAACCATGTCAGATCAACAAAACCAGAAACCCGCGAAAACTGACGCGGAGATAGAGGCGGAAATCATTGCTACTGCTATCGAGAATTCGGATGACCGAATCGATGGTCCTCTGAAGTATCCTTTCAGTGAGATGCACAGGTATGGTGCTAGGATTTCTTTTATACCTAAACTTGTCACTGGACCTAAACTGGAAGGTAACCTTACTCTGGGTGACGTTTTTAAGGCTGGTGGTAAGGCACTGTTTACTCCAAAAAGTGCCGAGGACTATAAAAAGAAAGAAGAGAAGAAAAAGAAGAAGGGTAAGTCTTCCGACAAACCAGCATCGGGAGACACTGATAGTACAAAGATTATTTCGGATATACCTAAACCTCTTCCGGAGAAGAAGATACAAGTCTACCTTCCAGTATCATTCAATACGTCGGACACCATGAATTATGATAGTCCTAGTATAGGTACAGCAGGCGCTCTCCTAGAGAGTGGATTGAATAATGCAAACGGAGGTTCTGCGACCAATGTGTTAGGTGGTGCGGTCAATGACTTCATCGACCTATTCAAAGGTTCGACTGACGGGGGCAACCTAAGTAAACTTGGTGTTGCGAAACTCGCGGGTCGTGGACCGGCCGAGATAGCGGGTGGTGCGGCCGCTTCCTTACGTGTTACCGTTGATCCTAACATACGAACTCTATTCAGGGGAGTTGCGGTCAGACAGTTCTCATTCCAGTTCAAGTTCATCGCCAAGAACGCAAGAGAAGCGAAAGAGGTGAAGGACATCATCACTCGATTCAGATTCTTCGCCTACCCAGAGTCAATACAATTTGGTGGGGAAAGTGGTGAAGGTATAAGTGTGGGATTCAAGTACCCGCATCCATTCGAGATTAAAGCTGCATACGTATCAGAGAAGGGTGAAGAGAATAGAATTGGTCCTTTGATGAAAGACTGTTATCTAACAAACATACAGACTAACTACAACCCTTCGTCTATGGCGTTCCATAGTGATGGTGAACCAGTAGAAATTGACTTAGCTCTCTCCTTTACCGAACAAACAACACTTCACAAAGCCGATATTCTGAGGGGGTTCTAATGTCTTATTTCAAAAATTTTCCAAACACACTATACACGTTCTCTTCCGGTGAAGCAATCACAACGAATCTAGCGGCGTATGCCGAAATATTGGACCAAGTACGAATATCGTCGACCTTCTATCAAGACTATCACATCATGAACGGTGAACGTCCGGACCACGTCGCATTCAAATTCTACAACGACCCTCAACTACACTGGGTGTTTTTTCTAATGAACCCTGTGTTACGAGAGAATGGTTGGCCGATGTCGAGTGAAGAAATATTGAGTAAGGTCAAGAAGGACCATCCAAATCACACGATTACTATCAATGAGGATATCACAACCATCCTACATGTGGGTCAAGTCATTCAAGGATACTCTAGTGAGTCCACAGGTACAATTGTACACAGGAACCTAGACCTAGGTCAAATCACTGTTAGGACGGACGGTCCGTTTCAACAGGGTGAGTTGATAAAGGATGTGGAGACAGGTGATGTCTATACATTCACGCTTGCCGCTGCAACGGGTGAACACCTTGCAGCACACCACTATGAATTGAATGGTGAATGGTTCGACATCAACCCGTACGCAACCCTACCGCCTACAGTGGTCAAGGTAACTAATTTAGAATATTACATATCAGAGAACAACAAGATGAAACAAATTCGAATCATCAAACCAAGTTCTATCAACACTGTTGTTAGTGCATTCAAGAAAGCGATGAATTCATAATGTCTGTAACGGATGCTATTGAGTCGGTAGAGTTCAAGTCAGTCCTTATTGAGACTGACAAACTCCCTATGGGGAATAATGTAGTAGACATTGCCCCTAACGTATCGAACATCGACATATATGAACACATGGATAAACCGTACCTAACGGCTGCGATTGCCTACTCTGATACCCAAGATATCGTATCGAGTATGGACATTGGTGGGGGTGAACGCGTAGAGATAACTCTACAGAGTACACGTGAAGACTCACTACCTATCGTCAAAAAGTTTTATCTCGATAAGATTGTTGCCGGTAACAAGGTACAGGGCAATATCGAATACTTCATCTTCCACCTAATCGAAGATATCGGATTCATATCGAACCTACACAACGTGAACAGGTCGTACAGCGGAACACCTACAGATATAATTAAAAGGGTCGCTAAAGAGTACCTAGGAAAGGAACTTGACTCGACGAATAATTCAGACCAGAATATGAAGGTGATTGTACCTAATCTGAATCCATTGGAGACTATGTCTTGGATAAAGAACAGAGCATGTACCGCTTCGGGGTATCCGTTCTACCTTCTATCTACCCTAGTCAATGATCAACTATCATTTGTGGACCTACAGACAATTCTGTCTTCACCTTCTATGAACCCAGACATACCTTTCTCGTTTAGTGAATCGACGATGGTGGATGGGTCACCTATCAGTACACCGCATCGAAGGGTTATCAGGAAATACAGTTTCAAGGACGCCGAAGACCTATACTCACTGATACAGAAGGGATTGGTTGGTTCAGAGTACATGTACCTAGACCCTACCCAAAACATAGACAACAAGTTCACTTTCGACATACAGGAAAGTGTGATATCATTATTGAAGAAAGATATGCTAATAGATGAAGCACCTTTCTATAGTGAAGACTACAAGTCGAATGGTAAGGAACTACACAAGTATCCTTCTCGACGAATCACTCAGGTAGGTTCTACCAAAGCGTATCATGAACAAGATTCGTATCAAGAGAGTAGTGAAGTATCTAAGTACAAGTTGAATGTAATCAATCGTGCTGTCGACCAGTTGATGAAGAAGAACCCGATGACCATGTTGGTGAATGGTATAGACTTTCTTGACGGAACTGGTCATTTGACCATAGGAAGAAAGTTGACGGTCAGGTTCCTACGTAATCTAGCGCCCGAAGACACCGACTATTTCTTTGACAATAAGAAGTCCGGAGACTTCCTAATATTCTCTGCAAAACATTCGTTCGATAGAGAGACGTACATGGTCTCACTATCTTGTGTAAAATTAGATAATGGTGATGTAACATGATACCTAGTAACTTTATTGACTTCTATGGTGACCAGACACGATGGTTCGTGGGCACCGTAATGAATGTGAAAGATGACCCATTACAGATAGGTCGAGTCAGGGTCAAGGTACATGGAATGTATGATGACATTGAAGAAGAGGACCTTCCTTGGGCTCAGATAATACTACCTGTAACTCACGGTGTTACTTCTTTCAAAAAGAAGACAAAGGTCTTTGGACCTGTTCTCGACTTCGGAAAGGAAAAAGAGGAAACTTTACCAGTAGGACAGTACCTTGGTATGTTAGTGGGTACTCAGGTTTTTGGTATCTTTTTAGATGGTCCCAACTCTCAGTTACCTTTGGTCGTGGGAACGATACCAAAGGAAGGTGATGGTAATAAGAAGGCCGAAGAGAACTATCCATACAACAAAGTGTATCAGACAGAGAGTGGACACTATAAAGAGTGGGACGACACTGAAGGTGAGGAACGTGTTCGTGAACAACACACGTCGGGTACGTACTACGAAATGCAAGAAGATGGTAGTCGTGACACTGTTGTCCAGAATAATGATAAGCTGAGGGTCAAAGGTAATGTGACTATCATTGGAGAGAAAGATGCGAATATCCGAATCACTGGAAACTGCAATATCACGGTGACAGGTGATGCGAGGATCACAGCGAAGAATGTCTCAGTAACAGGTACAGATACCGTTACAGTACGCGCAGGGAACAAGGTAGTACTGGGATGACATCCATTGCACTTCCATGCCCACCTTCAGGTCTACCGACCAAGGCGGACCTTACCAATATGTTCAATCAGATCACTGCGATACCTAGTGACATACAGGCGAAGATAGATGAACTGAAACAGACCACGCAAAAGGACGCTAAGGAAGCACTCGATCGTATCCAGAATCTAGAGAACGAGATGAAGGAGAAGTCGGGAGAGGAACGTGCACGGATTCAGGCACAGATAGATGAACTAAAGAACTCACCGGACCCACTTGGTATTGTATCAGAGTTAGAGGATACAATCAAGGAAATCGAGGATACAATTGATACTATTACCGATCTATTCTCTCCGTGGTGGCAGAAGGGTAAGGTTCGTCAGTTAGAGAAAGAGGCAGAAGACGCATTTACCGAACTGGTACAAGAGTTTCATATCTACATTCCTGTCAAGATGTTAGAGATGATCAGTAAGATTGTTCCGATATCATTTGAAATTCCTGTACTGGGATTGTCTATCGATGTGTTGCGCATCATGGAACCAGCATACCAAGAAGAACTCAAACAACAGATCGCTGGTATTACTGAAGAGTATACCACAAAACTAGAAACATTGCAAGCAGATTTAGAATCCGGTAAGTTGAAAGAGGATGCATACAACTCTGCAATGGATGAGTTAGATAATCAGAGGTCACAGGTCATTGATGCATTGTATGCACTTGTACCTGAACAGTATCGTTACTTTGATGGTGAGTTCGGTGTAGAGTGTGCAGAGTGGAAGGCAAAACTTACATGGTCATACATCAAGAATGAGATCATGGAGTGGTGTACAATGTCCCTCTTCAAACTATTAGATAAATTGATTGGTATGTTCAAGGAGATATGGGATGCATTAGGGTTACCCGATCTACCTATCCCTCTCTCATTTGATATGGCAGCATGGGTACGTGCGGTGATAGATCAGATCGTCGCAAAGTATACCGAAGAACAGAATCGTATTCTAGGCGACCTAGATAAACTACAGAACTTTGATGTAGAACAGGAACTCGCAGACTTAGAACAGGATGTCAAGGACAAGGTAGCAGAGACAGAAGAAAAGATCAATAACTTTGATGCGCAGAAAGAACTCGAAGATCAACTAGCAAAGTTGCAGGGTGATATTATATCAGAGATTATGGAATTGTCAATACCTTTACCATCACCTTTTGATATCAGTATACAAGATATCATGGGCGGAGAGATCGAAGGTAAGGTGCAGTGTCTCGAAGATAAGATAAACCAGATATGTACTGCGGCTAGAGACTGGAAGATTATCACTATGAAGGAACTGTTCAACATATGGTTGAAGAAGATTAAGAAGTTCCTTGATGCAATTGGTCTAGGTAAACTTCTAGATTTCCTCACCTTCACTTTCTGTGACGTACTTGAGTTGATAGGTCTTCCACTAGAGATTCCATTGCCGGGATTGGATAAACTATCAGAACTAGGAGTGTTGCCTCCTGTCCTTACGGGAGACATACTTGCTTCACACGATAGAGTGAAAGTTACTCTCCCTACCCTAAGTGACGACGATATACCCGACTTTGATAGTATGACAGAAGAAGAATATCAAGACTTCCTCAGCCGTCTTGTATAAATAGTACAAAAAGAGTTCACCCAATGTCAAACAAAAACTGGTCGATACAAGACGGGAATCTAAATTCCACTCCTATTACTACGACGATATCCCGTACGTATTCGGATATTGATTGCTCGTTCGAACCTAATACATCTCCGGACGGTGACATCTATAAGAAGACTGACGCGGCTGCAGTACGTCAATCGGTCAAGAACTTATTGATGACCAACCACGGAGAAGTTCCTTTTCGACCATACCTTGGCGGGAACTTACATGACCTTCTATTCTCTCTATCTACAGATTTAGAAGTAACCGATATAAGAGACGCTATACAATACACGATAGAGAAGTATGAACCAAGGGCGGTGATAAAATCTATCGACCCTATAATACAACCAGATTACAATTCAGTTGATGTGACCATAAAGTTTGCAGTTGTGAATACACAGAAGGTCGTTACGTTGAATGTTAATATTGCAAGGATAAGATAAATGACTATACAGAATTCCGAACTGGATTTCTTTGAAATCAAATCCCAGTTGAAGACATACCTAAAGAAGCAACCGGAATTTTTTGATTACGATTTCAATGGAAGTGGTCTGTCTAACATACTAGATGTGTTGGCGCACAACACGCACATCAATGGATTGATTGCAAACATGGCGATCAACGAGTCCTTCCTGAGTTCTGCTCAGTTGCGTTCGTCGGTAGTATCACACGCCGAGGCACTGGGGTACCTACCTAAGTCAATGACATCATCAACCGCTATCGTTTCGTTGTCAATAACCAACCACCCGAGTGGTCCGGATATTATCAATCTACCTGTAGGGACAGAGTTCACCACTTCGGTCGAAGAGACTCAATACACATTCACCAACCCAGAATATTGTACCGCTCTCAAGGACGGTGACAACTACGTTTTCAAAACATCTTCGGGTTCGACCGATATCTTCCTAAAAGAGGGAAGGGTAAAGAACAAGACATTCATCGTAGGCGATGTGAGTGATGACTCTGTGTATGTTATACCAGACGAATCGATAGATACGTCGACTATTGTTGTTGACGTATATGAGAACTACCTATCGTTAGTACCAACAACTTACACTGATATCAACAAGGTCAGTACAATCAACGACGAATCAAGAGTCTTTATCATAAGAGAAACCTCTAATGGATACTATGAGATTTTCTTCAGTGACGGAAGTATCTTAGGTCAGTCTCCGACTGCCGGTAACAAAATTGAGATAACCTATATTGCGTCTTCGGGTGAAGTCGCGAACGGTGGTAAGAAGTTCTCTTCGGTATTCACTTCAAGTGGCAAAACACTGGAAGTAACTACAATCGCTTCATCTGCTGGTGGTTCAGAAAAAGAATCTTCTGCATCCATCAAGTTGAATGCACCTAGGTCATACTCTGCACAGAACAGATTAGTGACAGCGGACGACTACACAGCAATGATTCAGAGTCTATATGGTAGTTACTTCAAAGACGTAGTTGCTTGGGGTGGTAACGACAATCTGCCTCCAGAGTATGGTGTGGTGTTTGTTAGTATCAACTTCGAGGATGGTACAGTAGAAAGTATCAAAGACTTGACCAAGACTATGATACGAGACCAATTGACCTCTAACCTGTCTATCATGTCAATCGACACCAAGTTTGTCGAACCTGAAAGGACGTATCTGGAACTACAGACCAAGTTCAATATAGACACGACTAAAGATACATCTTCGGTGGAACTGTTACAGAATACAGTAAACGATTTCGTCGTCGAGTACACTGAAAACAATCTGAACGAATTCGGTTCTATATTCCGTAGGTCGAATGTGTTGACTCAACTAGACAACATATCACCCGCGATTCTAAACTCTCGTATGGACGTTCGTATACAACAACGTATCGATGTAGACGGAATTGTTGCACAGATAGAAGCTGATCAAGCAAGTGTCGGTATCGAGTTAGACGACTTTGTCGAGAAAGACTACACTATCAATTTCCCAGTTCTACTAGCGTCCCCAGATAAGGACGACTATGTAATCACAACATCCGGATTCAGTTCAAGTGGTGTGGACTGTGTTGTCAAGAACGAGTTGGGGTCTACCCGACTACAGTTGCTTGACCTAAACAACGTTGTTAGAATAGCGAACGTAGGTGACTACGATCCAGCAAAGGGTTTAGTAAACTTCAGAGGACTTGTCATCGACAAGAACAGTTATAGTGGAGATGGTATCAAGGTAACTGCCACGCCCGCGAACCAAAGTACTATTAGCCCTCTAAGAAACTACATCATTACTCTGGACCAAGAGAAAACAATTACCCGTGGTGTTGTTGACGCAGGGGCAAATAAGGTTGTATTATAATGTCTAACTTGATAAACAGACACTATCGAAGTGACCCTAGCTTTCACAGACACCAGATAACTCAGGTATTACCGGAATTCTTCCAAGAACAGTACCCTAGACTTATTCAGTTTCTAGAGAAGTATTACGAGTACACGGGTGAAGACGGGTCTATCTCATTCAATGAACAGGTACACCACCTATTCGGTATACGAGACATTTCCGATTCGGAGATGTACACACTAGACTTGTTGATAGAAGAATTGAGTGACGGTTTGCAGTCATCTTCATTCTATCAGAACCCACGATTGATGGCAAGACTTTTGTCCAATTTCTATCGTGCTAAGGGTACAGGTATATCCGTTGAACAATTCTTCAAGGCGTTCTTTGGAGAGGGTGTAGAGATATCCTATCCTAAGAGAGACATCTTTATTCTGAACGATAGTCCTGGCGGATCATTGATTGGACCTAAGTCCCTACACTTTATACAGGACAACAAGAAGTATCAGATTCTATCCATTCTTTTGAAAACAAGTATGTCTCTGTCGGACTATGAGATATTGTATAAGAAGATGGTTCACCCAGCTGGATTCTATCTCGCCGCTTCGGTAGAGACTCAGGGTATCGCTGACTTGGACCTGAAGGCGGGACCAACAACAGACCCACTAGAAATTCCTAACTATGCGATTCTTCTTCAGGGACTACCGTTGTCTTCTGGTACTGTACCTAAGTACTCGTTGTTGACTATGGAAGAGAATGACCCAGTCGACAGACGTAATCAAACAGAAAAAAACACGGGTGAAGGTCCGGTCGTCAGTTCACTAGAGACTCTAGAAAAGTTTGAAGATACTACTCTTGAAGAGATAGTGGGTGATTACATCACCGTTGATGAATGGGCGGGAGCGAAATCGTCACGATTGGATGATTTGGATTTCGATTTGTCTTCGGATAATGAAACTTTAGACGCTGATGACCATCTCTAGTTTATAAATAAAAGGACTATTATAGGGACTCCCGATGGCTAGACAAATTCTCAATACTGGCGGTGCTGCTAACGACGGTAAGGGCGATACCCTTCGAAACGCCAGTCAAAAAATAAATGACAACTTTTCAGAACTATATCACCTAATCTCCTTGGGAAAAGGCGGTGATGGTCTATCTCTCGAAGAACTAAAGTCATTAGTCGAAGAAGAAGTAACCGAAGCACTGCAAGATGTGGGTTTAGAAGGTGGCAACGCTAACGTACTTTTGTATAAAGGGTATGATGCAAAGACCCTACCTTCGGAAGAAGACATCTCTGTGGATTCTACATACACCTTTGAAACCGGAACAATAGTAGAGACAGACACTAACAGTCCAGACATCAATGGATGGTCTATCAATCTTCCGGTAACTCAGAGATATGTGTTTCTGAAAAAAGTGGTACTTCACGCAAGTGAACCTACTAAGACTATCGCGCCTAGTGATTGGTCCAGTTCGGTTCTAGCGTATGATCGTGGGGGTGTCGCCGACTTAGATGTCGATATAGTAGCACCTAATGGAAACATCTTCCGGAACGATGTAGGTGAGACGGAAGTAAAAGCGGTAATCACTGCTGATGGGGTAGAAATATCACCATCGGAATATACCCAATTTGATTATGAATGGACAAGTGGCGGTGTACCTGTCTGTGTCCATGCAACAACAAGATACGTTTCTCACATCGATGGTAACATTATAGTTGTGGGTTCGGATGGTACATGTCCCATAGGTTATGGTGTTCCCGCCACTAACTCTGGGGAAACAAACAACTTTCCTAACGGAGAGTTGAAATCAATTTTCATCGAAGCGCAGGCGGTTCCTAATTCTGGGACTCTACCTTTGCAACTAACAATTAACGATAAACAAGAGGATTAAACATGGCTCTTAGAACGGCAACGGCCGCGATAACCCTAACGGACTTGGCCGATGGTCAGAGTTCCGTAACTGCGTTCTTGACTAACGAAAACCACACCTTCGCAGCGAATGATGCGGGTGTTGTATCCGATGCGACAAGACGCGATTTTGGATGTTCTGTAAAAGTGTTCGTTGGTGGAACCGAACAGGCATTCACTACAGGTTCTTCCCCAGCGGAAGGTTTCTTCACAATAGGTGTTCTTACCGCAGTAAGTGGTTGGGAGTTCCTAGTAGCACAATCAGTAAACACAGATATTGGTGGTGGTATAACTAAAAATGCTGGTGTTATCTATGCAGACGCAATTGGTACACCTAATTCAGCTATCATCATTGTACCTGTCACATATAACAATGGTGGTTCAGTTGGTTCATTCAACCTAGAACTTTCTGTAAACCGTATTCAGGACGGTGCTGGTGGTACAATCATTACTTTGATTCCATCTAGCCAAATGTTCTCTGCTGATGCAGATGGTAAGTTATTACCAAGTCAGAATTCGAGTACTATTTTGTTCGACATCGCTGGTTCGCCAGGTGCACTTGTTTATGAAACATCACTAGACGGCGCATCATTCCAAGCTCAGAGTGCATCCACAAACAATGCTGGTGGTATTGCTGGTTTCGACAATGACGATTCTGGTTCATTCACTACAGGTACATTACCTACATCAGCAACTACTGGTGCTCGACTAGAGATCAAACCAGCCAACATTGGTGATGCTAACTCAACTCTTACAGTTCGTGTAAGTGGTGAACAGGGTAAAGATGCAGTAACTTTCAGTAAGGTACGTGCAGGTCGTGCAGCGATCTACGTTGAGATCGAAAACGATCACCCAACCATCTTCAAGAATAACACTGGTTCTCCAGTAACTGCAACTGCTAAAGTATATGACGCAAACGACGGTAGTCTAATCAGTGATGGTGTCGGTGGCGCAACAGTAGAATATGATTGGAAATGGGTAACTGGTCAACAGGTATATGTTGGTTCAACTGACCTAGAAGTTCAAACAGACTCTTCTGGTACTCCAGTATCAACTGGACGTTCTGCTAACGGCGGTTCAGGTGCAGGAGAAATCAACACATCTTCAGTAATCATTGGTCCATCTGACATTCCAGACACAGGTGCTCCAATCAGTGTTCGTTGTACTGTAACAGTAACTACACCATAATTCTACATAACGGATAGGAAGTCATTATGACAACGCTAACTGCCAGCGCACAAATAACGTTTACGGACATAAATGACGCTGCCGGATATGAGTCTATCTTCACTAGAACCGTTAATACAATACTTGACGCTGATGATTTTCTATCTTCGCAACTTCCAAGTAACTCATGGGGTTATGGTGTCCCTTCACCAAATGGTGGTTCTAACGGAATAACGTGGACCACCAATGGTGAAAGTCTAAGTGCCGCTTTCCCTATACTATGGGAATGTAGGAGAAATATTGTAGGTACACCTAGTGCAGGCGATTCGGTCGCTGGGCAGTGGGCTGAACCTACAATTATTGGTGTTGCTGGTGGTACGGGTGGAACAGGCCCAACAGGACCATCCGGACCGATGGGAAGAACTGGTACTCAAGGACCTCAAGGTACGCAGGGTATTGACGGACCAACTGGTTTACAAGGACCAACAGGTACTCAGGGACCAGTCGGTACGCAGGGTCTTGTTGGACCTACTGGTACACAAGGTCCGGTTGGTACTCAGGGTCCACAAGGTACTCAAGGTATTGACGGACCAACTGGTATTCAAGGACCTACAGGTACACAAGGACCTCAAGGTACTCAGGGTCTTGTTGGACCTACTGGTACACAAGGTCCGGTTGGTACTCAGGGTCCACAAGGTACTCAAGGTATTCCTGGCCCGTCCGGAACTCAGGGACCAGTCGGTACGCAAGGTCCTCCAGGCACACAGGGTATTGTCGGTCCAACTGGCATTCAAGGTGTAACCGGAATAAGTGGTACACAGGGTCCACAAGGTACTCAAGGAATTCAGGGACCTACAGGTACACAGGGACCAGTCGGAACACAGGGTCCACAAGGAACACAAGGCATTGCCGGTCCTACTGGTTTAGCGGGTACACAAGGTCCACGTGGTTCTCA